CAAAAGCACTAAATGTGTAGAGCGAGTCACTTCCAAGAGCAAAGCTGCCGTTGTAAACATACGAAGCTTCACCGGAAAGGTGACCTATCTCTGCGCCAGTTCCTTTCAGGAGCCCTGTGAATGCGGATGCGGAAACTGCTCCACCTCTAACAGGAAAGTCTCCGAGTCCGTTTTCCATTTCGGAGCGGGTTACCAGGTTCGCCGAACCTCCCTCAATCAGCAGGCCCTTCCGTTTCCCGTCCGGTCCCCACTCGATACGCGGGGAGTAGCCGGGAGCGACGTAGGGGGTGGGGTAGTCAGTGTTCTCTCCTTGGTATCCCCAGAAGCCCACCTCAATGCCAGAATGGGTTACAGTAGGATCGCCATAGGTGTCCGTCACACCGAACATCACACTGTTACCTGTTCCTCCTGTTGAGTTGGCAGTTACCCACACGCGGAACCACCCATCGCCAGCGTCTATGATGCCGGGTAGGTCGCCCACGCGTGTGTTGCTGGCAGCAACCACTGTCAGGGTAGTAGTGTCATAATAGATCGTAGCGGAGCCGTCAGCCGTATAGGTATAGAACCAGATGTAGCGGAAGCCGTTGGGACGGACATACGCAGAAAAGCAACGTGTGGGACCTCCAGTATATCCGAAAATACGGCAGTTCAGGGAAGCCGCAGACACGCGCTTTATGGCTGTGAGTGAGCCGTCAGGAGCAGGGACAGCAGAGTAGCCCCCGTCTTCAGACCATGCTTCAGGGTTAGTCGCAGGACCGAGGTTCCGGCTCGGCTGCTGCCAGATGAACTTACCGTCTCGTCCGAAATACCCCGCAGCACTAGCGCGGGAGAAAGTCAGGAGTTGCTCGAGAGAGCGAGGTGCTTTTGCCATGATCTATGCTCAACGGTTATTGTTGTGTCTATATCGCTCGGCCAGGTGAGACCTGAGCCCGAGAAAGAGCGCCTCATGGGCCTCGCCAGCTTGTATAGCTGCCATGAGCCCTCTGGGCCAGAGGGTTGCCAGGTCCGATCTGTGCTTCGGTTTTGCATCAGGCACAGTCTCGATTGCAGCCAGCTTGATCAGACAGCAGGTCAGCTTGGATGCCACAAGCACATCCATGCTCCCGTAGATTCGCCCTTCGGTGTTGTCGGGCAATGCTGACACAAGGGCGATAAGCGCGTCTGAAAGCACCTCATAGTCTAGAAACACTCTTCCGATGCGAGAAGGACGAGAAAGGGTCCACCTCTCGGGGAAACTTTGCTGCCGCAGGAAGCTTCTGTCCAACCTGCGATGAAGTGTGTGTAGCTCTTCTAGAGTCCCCCACGCATCTATCTCGGCCGCCCTGTTGAGGTTCAGTGCCTCTCCACCAATCACCAGCATCAGGTCAGCTCCGTCACGTCGATAGCGTAGCGTGGGAGGTCGATCCCGGTTGTGCTCGTGGTAGAGCCAGGGACACCTGTCGTCCGGGACTCGGAGTAAAATTTGAAGAGGGCCTCGCTCGTAGTGATCGACCCGTTGTTGCAGACAGATCCCTCCAGAAACGTATATTCGTCGACCTGATATTCGCCGATCGTCAGTTCCTCTGTCTCCACCTCGAAGGTGTAGGTCAGCTTACCCCCGAGGAAGGCGTACCTCTTCGAGGAGTTTCCCGGGGTGGTGGCCACCGGGGACTTCATTCGCCAGGCTGAGCTGTACGCAAGGAGCCCATTGCTGTTGTAGATCTCCAGTCCGTAATCTTCCCCGGGAGGGGTAGCCTTCGGCCGATTTATGGCGAACCACTTGGCACCATTGTCTGTGATTGTGTTCTGGGTCACGTCCTTGGCGATCACAAAATCCACTGTCCAAACACCGCCTGAGTAGGCAGTCTTCAGGATACCCCCAACACCACTGGGGTTGTACATCGCAAAGACCGTGTCAGCCGGTCCTGCAAAAGTGATCTTCTTAACGATGTGGTTACCGTTCGAGAGTGAAGGACCAGACACAGTGGAGCCAGCGAAGACACTTCCACTTGCTTGGATTGTCCAAGCAAACAGCTGATCCTCGATCTGGGTCTGCCCAGCTTTATTGTAGATCACGAGCCCATAGGTGGACATCAGTACACTCCATAGATCAGATAGGCTGAAGCAGGCCCCAGAGAGTAATGAATGGTGGCTGTGGTTCCCCCCTGCCCTGTGATTGACACCGTCGACTTCGGGTTGGTGGCGCTGTTTGAACTGGCCAGCGTTGCCCAGGCATCCTCCACGGCGAGCTTCGGCACGCTTACTGTGCCCGAAGCATTCGCCGGCAGAGAGAGCCTGTTCACCACCTTCCCTATTCGACTGTTCTCATCTAGGATCGTGTTCCCGGAGGCGTCCCAGATACGGATGCCGTATTCCGCCATCAGGTGAGCTTTCCGAGTTTGATCCGAGTCCTGGTTCCATCATGCACAGTCCAAGTGCCGTTTTGGAACTCCGTCCTCGGGCCCCCATCAGGGTCAATCAGCTCGAACTTGTCAGTGGTGACTGTGAAGTTCCCCTCGCTCCCATCGTTATTCGCCTCCCACCCAGTGATCCGACCGTTGACGTCTAGGCGCAGACCGGCTTTCGCCTCCAGACCGTTAATTGATGTCGCATGCTGCGAAATCGTGGCCTCATTGTCGCCTACACGGGTGCTCACTGTATTTATGCTGGACGCTAGAGCACTGTCCCCATTTGCTCGAGCCTGCTGCTCAGCTGTGATGTTTGCTTCTGCCGAGCCCATTCTCGCGGTCAGAGTTGATATGTCATAGGCCAGAGCGCCATCAGCCGCAGCCCGGGCACCTTGTTCTCTGGTCAATTGGGCCTCGACAGATATTGATGCGCCGGGAGTTTGGTAACTCTCCTCCCCAAAATTCAGAGAGAAGTTGTCCTCGACAATATCAAACGATGCTCGAAGACCTGTTATGCTGCTCGCCAGAGCACTGTCTGCGTTGGATCTTGTGGTTTGCTCTGCAGTAATACCCGCTTCGGCATTACCCATTCGGGTTTTCAAACCTGAGATGTCAGAAGCAAGTGCGCCGTCTGCGTTGCTTCTCGCGGTCTGCTCAACAGATATGTCTGCCTCTGCTGTGCCCATCCTTGTGGTAAGGGCACTCACGTCAGATGCTATAGCTGCGTCGCCGTTTATTCGGGCCTGCCGATCACTGGAGATGTTACTCTCTGCTGAGCCCATTCGAGTGGTGAGGTTGGACACATCGGATGCTATCGCCCCGTCAGCATCGATACGTGCTTCGCGTTCCGTGGTCACCGCCGCTTCACGAGCCTGTGTCTCGCTATCAATAGCGTCTTCGGTATTTCCAATACGAGCAGTGAGCGTGCTGACATCAGATACAATAGCACTGTCTGCATCAATCCGGGCCTGTTGCTCGGATGTGATGCCTGCCTCTACATCAGCTATAGAAACCTCGAGAGAGGCGAACCTTCTTGCAGTAATCTCGTACTGCGTTGCCCTCACGGACTGCTCTTCGAGAATGCGGGCCTCGGCAGAAAAGCTAGGCCCCTCTGCTTCATAGTTCTCCTGGCCAAAGTTCAGCGAAAGACCGGTGCCACGGAAATCGTGATAGATCGCTGACAGCTCGGCCGCAGTTTCCGCGGCGGATAGGTAGTTGCTCGCCAGAACCGCCTTTTCTTCTGAGATCTCGGCTTGTGCGGCTGCGTCGTCAGAATGGCCTTTGGCAGCCAGCTTGCTCTCCTCCGATGCTGTCGCGGCAAACTCAGCATCGGTTGCGTATGAGGCTGCAGTGACAACGTGCTCAGCTGTGGCTTCAGCAGCCAGGGCCGCACTGTCGCGCTCCGCTTTCGCCGACAGACGCTCTTGTTCAGCTGCTGCAGCATGGGTGGCAGCATCATTTGTGTAACCTGCGGCCGCTGTGCTGGACTCTGCTGCGGCGAGGGCCTTAGCCCCGGTGTCCTCATTCAGTGCTTGAGCCAGGAGCACTTCGGCCTTTGCCACCGAAACCGCATTGTTCACTTCGTCGAGCTTGGTCTGAACCAGGCCGACATAAGCCGCCCCAGTGTCACGGGCGCCGATAGCATCGAGAGCGTGTTGGCGTGCCTCGTCGGTCACATCTCTAGCGGCTGAGAGTGCTAACTCAGCTAGAACCCTGGCCGCTTCGGCTGCATCTGTAAGTGCTGCAACAACCGTAGTGTCAGCTTGGGTCGCTGGACCGGGAGGTCCAGGGACACCCACACCAGCGGGACCACGGTCCCCCTTATCGCCTTTATCCCCTTTCTCGCCCTTCTCTCCAGGATCGCCCTTGTCCCCTTTCTCACCGGCACCTGCCGGCCCGGGATCACCCTTGTCGCCTTTGCGGCCGAGGAAGCCTTCGATCGGGCCAGTCCAGCTACCCTCACCGGCAGCACCGAGCTTCTTCCAGACACCGTTGTTCAGGGGATCCGGATCATCGACGACCTGGACATACTGACCTTCATCGAAAGCCAGGCCGTCAGGGCCCTGGATCTGAGCCAGGGTGTCCACAATCAGGGTGTATGTGCCGAATGCCAGCTTGGCATCGCCGCGGAGATCGATCGTAAACCGGCCCGCCCGGCCAGCGTCGATCGTCACCTTGCCCGTGGGATTGAGCATGGTGTCCGGTAGGAACTTGACGAACAGGGAGCCAGTGCGGCCCGGCTTCAAGACGTCCGGGCACGCACTTCGATCGAGCGCAAAGTCACCAGCGATCTCGATCGACTTGAGGAGAATATCTCCCCAGCCCCTGTTCTCGAGCACGACCTCCTGTGCCTCGGACTCGCTGTTTACCGCGGTCTCGGGGAAGGAGAGCTGTTCAGCGCTCAGCTTGAGAAAGTGCGGCGACGGTTCGCCCGAGTTCGAATGGCTCATAGGTTACTTCTTGTAAGTGAGGGTCCACTGAACATCGGCGCCCTGCAGTGCTGCGGGGGCGCCAGCATCGATCGCCAGAACCAGCTGGCCTGCCAGGATCTTGGTCGAGAAGTGGCCAGAGCTCTCGGCATAGAGAGCGCCGTCCGTACCCGTGAGCATGACCACTGAATTGAGGACGTCGGTCTGCTGGATCTCGGCCGGCAGAGGGATGCTGACACCCGTCTGTCCGGTCTGGCCAGTGATGATTTCGGTGTTCTCGTTCAGGTTGTTCGCCGCAGCTTGGACTGCCGGAGCATTCGCAGCGACAATGACCAGCGCATCGAGATGATCGGCGACCATCTTCACACTGTGGTAGGCATCGCCCAGCGTCTGCTGGATGAGGTGTGCTCCCGAGCTGTTGGAGCCGAACATGTTCGAAGTAGCCATGGTTATACCCACCCGTTGTCGTTGAATTTGTTGGGGACCCTCGATCTCGCTGTACTGAGCAGGTCCCGTTGCTCCGCATCCAGGCAGATCGCTTCATAGGTCGAGAGATGAGCTCGGCCGGCGATCATGTTTTCCTGGGTGTTCTTGTGCGAGTAGATCTTGTGCGCGATGTACGCGGTCAGTGCCGTGTCGAGCACTTCAGGCAGATCGATGAACTGCTCCTCGTCGAGCGGGTCCGTGGGATCCAGCTCGCAGTGGTTCGCCTGGTACACGACACCGAATGCCCGGCCGCAGAGCGGCTGTGGGATCTCCAGCGTGTCACCCTTCGGGGTGAACACCGAGTTCGGCGAGCCCTGGACGTTCAGCGTATATTCTTTGCCGGTCGAGTCCGTGACATCGAGGATGCGGATCACCCGCCCGGGAAACGGGTTGGCTTCGCTGTCCATGATGAATGGTTCAGCCGCATTGGGCTGACCCTGGACCGACAGTGCGTGGGACTGGTGCAGAGGATACTTCGACCGGTGGGCCATCGACTGCACGATCAGCTGCTCCTCCTTCAGGATGAAGCGGGTATGCAGCCGGAGCAGCGCCTCGTTGGCATGCAGGATTACCTGAGCCCGACCGCGGTCCTCGATCGTGTGGTTCTCGCTGTCAGCGATACTGAGGTTCGAAAGCTCGCCGAGCGCAAGACGGCGGAAAAGCTCGAGTAGGTTCATGTCTGTCTCGCCTATGTTCTGTTCTGTGCGAGTTGGTCGAAGTCAGGTCACACGATATACGTGTCCAACCCTCCTGGTTCTGCACCCGTCAGCTCATCCTCATCCCAGTCGGGGCCACCATTGTGGCCCATGCTCGGGTTGGGCACTTCAGCAGAGGGCTTCCAGGCATTGAGGTAGCCGAGCATCGAGATCGTATCGATGCAGTCGTCCTTGCCCTTCAGGCCGCTGAAGGTGGCCAGTCGGAGCTGGCCCATGAACTGCTTCATGATCTGGGTCTGCTTCAGCTCTTCCGGGAAGTACATCTTCCCAGCTTTGAACCAAGGAACAACCAGATTGAAGCGGGAGAGTTTGTCGGTGATTGGGCGAATACCGGGGCTTCCACTCTTCTCCGAGGAAGCGAAGTTGAACCAGACATTCCGGTTCAGCATCTCTTTCTGGAGCCATTGAATGAACGCGCCCTGCTGGCCCGTGATCTCGACACCTACTTGCTGCGGTTTATACTTTTGTGCGAGCCGAAACAAGTCATCAATAGATTTGTCCATGGTCTGTCGGACACAGACCCCATCGACCCAGAACCAGTCCCCATTGTGGTTGTACGCCCAGACGGAGATGACCGAGAAGTCGGCCGTCTGTTTCTCGGAGGTAGCGGAGTCGGTGGTGATGTAGAAATTGAAGGCGCCCCGCTTCTCCATCAGACGCTCACGGGAATACCAGCGGATCTCATCATCCCGAACCAAGCGCTCTTCGTCCGAAGTGATGCGGAGCATGAGCTCCTGCATGAAAGCAGCCATCTTGCCGGTGTCTTCGGCCATCTGGTACTGCTCGAGGACGTAATCGAAGGTGAACCGATCGGGCCAAGCCCCGACGAACTCCTCCCTGGTGCAAGGGAACTGTTCACAGACCGGCCAGACGTTCACGTCCCAGGCCCCGGACTCGACCGCCTCGATCAGGATGTCGTCCTTGTTGAAGGGCGTTCCGTTGAAGATCACTTTGCGGCGAGTCGGGTCGAGAGCGTGGTTTACACCCTTGTAAACCGTGTCCTTGATGGCCTGCATTGCGGCCTTCGACTTGCTGTCATCATCCGAGACAAGGTCATCGAGCACGCACAGGACCGGGCGCTTACCGAAGATCTTCGTACCGCGGAGACCGGTCTTAGCACCGAACATTTTCAGGCCGAAGCGGTGGCCCTCCTTGTTCTCGAACTCGATGTAGTTGTCGGTGAACGTGGCTTTGGGCAACCACTCCTGGAGAAACTCGGAGTTGTTGTACCGAAACTCCATGTTCTTCCGGAGTGATTTGACCCCGTTCTCCATGCTGTCGGAGACGTAGATCGCGCCGCTGACCTCTCCCAGCCCGGGGATTGCTCCGAACACGCCGATGAACAGGAAGAAGTACTCCCCGAAGAGCGTGGTCTTTGCAGCACCACGGAAGCACAGGTTGGCGATGTAGCCCCGGGGCGACGTCACCTTGTCGAGCATTTTCAGGTGGACCGGGGGCGTCTTGTGGGACTCCCCCTCGGTGCCATTCACCAGCTTGATGAAGTTCATGAACGTCAGAGCAAAGTCGGTCGGCACATAGCCGGCCGAGTTCAGCTCCGCGTAATTGACCCCATCAAGCCACTCGTCGAGTTCCTTCTTGATCTTAACCATTGGCGTCGGTCTCTTTGACCGTGCCTTCGATCAGGGCCTGGCCGGCAATGTCCGAGGTGGTGACACCGCTCTTGATCGCTTCCTGTTGCTTCGAGGCCAGGCTCGACAGCAGGTCCTTGAGCTCGGTCATGCCCGAGTTCTCGCCAACGTTGATCTGCAGGTTGTTCTGGGCAGCTTCCTTCGGCTTCGCCAGATGCGTCATGATCGAGTTGGCCGCATCCGAGCGGACCTTCTCGCTGTTCGCATTGAGCATGAGGTCGGCCTGGACGTTGATCGCCTTCTGGTAGATGTCCTGGTTCAGGACCCAGATCGGCGTCAGCGACTGCTCCAGCACCCGGCCCACCAGCTTTCCGCGGTGGTAGGCGCTGACATGGGCTGCGATGTCTTTCTGGTCTGTTCCCTTGGCG